TCACAGGCGGTTCTGCTGAGTCGTTCTTGAAAAACTCGGCGCGTACCATCGTTTTCAAGTACGAACCAGGCGCAAGCGTCCAAGCCATCACCAACGCAGACGGCACCACTACCAGCGTGCGCCAGGCGCACGAGGACCAGACCCGCGCACTGAACCGCAATCAAGACAGCGCGATAGTCTTGCAAGGCGGGGACGCTTCGACATTGCAGACCTCGGTAAGTGACCCGAAGCCATCGTTTGAGGTGGCCGCTAACGTGTTCGCCGCCTCCGTCCGTCTTCCGTTCACGTCGCTGTTTGGCCAGCAGACCGGGCGCCTTGCCTCCGACCAGGATAAGAAGGACGAGCAGCGCCGATTCAAGGGCAGGCAAGAGAACGAAATAGAGCCCGTCATCACCGAGCTTGTGACTCGCTTGCAGGCCATCGGTGTGATTGAGTCCGGGGAGTTTGAGGTCGAGTTTCCAGACCTTGCCGCCCCGACCGATGCCGAGCGCCTGGACAACGTGGCCAAGATGGCGATCATCAACAAGACCAACTTTGACGCGGGTGGAACTGATCCCGTCTTTGATGGCCCCGAGCTGCGCAAGGCTGCGGACTATGAAGAGCGCGACATGGCCCCTATCCCGCAAGAGGGCGCACCCGCTGCGGCCGAATGATGAAAGCGCGTACGCGCAACCCCATCATCCCGGGTAGCAACAACGACCGCACGGGGTCTGGCGTAATCGTTCGCCGGGCGCTTGCTGACATCACGCGGCGCTTTGACGGGCTGCAAGCCGATGTGCTAGCCGTGTTCGATGGTATCCGCACATACGGACTTAACGACGAATCAGGTGCAGTCGCCTACGCCCTTACTCCCGAGGAGATGGCGGCAGTCTCGCAGGCCCTGGCAGATGCGCTAGACCGATGGATAGGCGCAGGCAAGGAGCCCGCGCACTTGATGTGGTACGCCCCGTATGACGTTGAGGCTTCGCAACTTGGGGCGGCTCAGGCGGTCGCAAACCTGAGCGCACTTGCCCCGTCTTATGCCTCCGTCCGAAGCCTGCAAGCCATCATCTACAGCACACCCTACAAAACCCGCGTGGGCATGGCTCAGGTTAAGAGCTATGAGCACTGGACGGGGCTGTCTTCCGGGATGCGATCAGAGCTAAGCCAGATCATCGGGCGGGCCGTGGTTGACGGCAGGAACCCAAAGGCCGTGCGCAGCGAAATCATGGAGCGCCTGGACGCGAGCAAGGCCAGGGCGAACCTTTACGCTCAGACCGACATCACCGACACGCTTAGGCAATCGCGCTGGGCCGAATCGGACTACGCCGAGGAATCGCTAGGCATCAAAACTGGGATGCTTTGGACATCGGCACTGAAGCCAACGACCAGGCCAAGCCATGCGGCGCGACACGGCAAGGTCTACACCACGAACGAGGTGCGCGACTTTTACGGCAAAGACGGCAACAGAATGCACTGCTTCTGCGCCTGCACCGAGGCCCTGCTAGACGAGGATGGCAAGCCCATCCTGACAGACCGCCTCAAGCAAGTCATGACCGCCGAGCGCAAGGGCTGGAAGCCAGCCGACTAAGGCTTGTCGTCTAGCGGCTGATCCTGTGGGCCTTCGCGCAAAGACCGCTCTATGAATTCGCGGGCCTCCTGTAGGGCCTTGCGCTCCGCCTCTTTGCGCTTGTGTAGCCCAAGGATGGAAAAGGCTTCGTCGCTCTGGGAAAAGCGCGGCTCCTCATCCGGTGAATCCGGCTGATCTGGTGTGTTCATTGACGCAGTTTAACGGGCTCATTTTGGTTTGTGCGCGACCTTCCTAGCATCTAGGGATACACACCAGGAAAGCCCATGCGCAAGCGCATCCATCTTTTGTCTGCGGTCAATGCCGCGAACGTCAGCAAATCAGGCAACGTCTACACGATCCGCGATGTGTGCGGGGCTGTTGATGGCATTGTGATGAATTCCATGATGTACCCGGCCGACCAATTGGCCGCAGGCGTGGCCACGATGGAGGGCAAGCCTTCGCCCATTGGCCACCCGAAGAACGATGCGGGTCAATTCATCTCGGCGACCAATGGCGATGCGCTGCTGACCGCCTACGCCGGGGCCATCTGCCGCAATGCGCGCCACGAGGGCGGGCGCTCGCTGTTCGATGTGGTCGTGAACGAGGCCCAAGCCAAAGCCCACCCCATGGGACAAAAGTTGATTGATCGCCTGGATGCTGCGATCACGGGCAACAACGCAGACCCCATCCATGTGAGCACTGGCGTGATGGTTCGCGCAATCACCGCCAATGGCGAAAGCCGGGGCAAGCAGTACAGCCGCATTGCCACCGAGTTGAACTATGACCATCTCGCAATCCTCCTGAACGAGAAGGGCGCGGGCACCCCAGACGATGGTGTGGGCATGTTCCTGAACTCGGATGGCCAGGCCGAAGAGGTCGAAGAGGTCACGGTGAACGTGGAGCCCGAAGATAAGCGCTTCACCGGGCTCGCTGGCTGGATTCGCAAGCTGCTGGGCAATCAAGACATTTCGTTTGACCAGATTCACGAGGGCCTCCGCGCTTTGCTTCCTGATGGCGCGTGGCCGCGTGAGGTGTTCGCCAAATACGTTGTCTTCTCGACCCGTGATGACGCGCTGTATCAGCAGGACTATGTGGTTGATTCTGCTGGCTCCCTAGCATTGATTGGGCAAGCAGTAGAGGTGCGCCGCGAGGTCACTTATACGCCCATCACCAATGCTGAAAAGGTTGATCAAGTGAAAGAACAAATCCTTGCCGCGCTCAATGCAGCCGGTATCCAAACGGCAGGCCTGGATGAGTCCTCGCTTCTGACCGCCTACAACTCCCTCATCACCGCGCCTGTCAGCGCCAAACTGATCGCCGCCAATTCCAAGCTGGCCGAAATCGAGGTAGCCGCGAACGCCGCCAAGACCGCCGAACTGGACACCCTGGCCGCTGAACTGGCCGTGAATACCTCGCTCAAGCCCGAAGACTTCGTGGCCATGGGCTTGGATCGCTGCAAGGAACTGAAGGCCAACGCCAAGACCGCCGCCCCGGTGATCACTGGCAACGGCTCGCAAGCCCCGGCCGCGCCCTACGACATCAACAAACTGTGAGGTGAGTCATGGCTAACCGTGTTTTCCGCTCCGCTCAAGAGTGCGCCCGCGTGGTCTCCGACCGCACCGTGTCTGGCGCCCTTTTTCCCGCTACCGCCGTGTTCATCGGCGCAACCCAACTGACGCAAGCGACCGCCGCCTCTGGCGGACGCTTGGCCCTGTTGGGCGACCGTGATTTTTACGGCACCTTTGCATCCGGCACGTCTGCCACCGACATCCTGAAGACGCCCTACGTCTCCGGCGAAACCGGCCTGGCCTACCTGCTTGAGCCTGACCACGAAGTTTCGTGGGCGATGGCTGCGGGCACCTACACCAACGGCCAAGAGTTGACCGTCGCTGCCGCTGGTCGCCTGGCTGCTGCTGCTGCCGGGAGCATCGTGGTTGCCCACTTTGACCAAGCAGGCGCAACCCTGGCCGCTGGCGACATCGCCGATGTGGTGGTCGCCAACTTCTACACCAAGGCCTAAAGGAGGCAATGATGCTTGAATTTACCCCTGAGCAACAAGCCGCCATTTGGGCCGCTCGCAATGGCTTCAACGCCCGCATGACTGCGCTGGCCGCTAACGAGGCCATGAGCCTTGAAGGCAACGCCCTTTCCATCCCTGCTGACGCATGGCGCCGCATCGATCAGCGTGCCCAAGCCCTGGCCCGTGGTCGTCTGGCCGTGTTCAATCGTTTGGCCCAAGCCTCGACCATCCCCGTGTCGATTGCCGATCTTGTCAACTACTACCCCCAGGTCAGCGACTCCGGTGAAGTGCTGGTGTCGATGGATGGCCGCAACCAAGCCAAGGCCGATGCTGCGCAGACCAAGTATGTGGGCACCCCGGTCCCTGTCCTGACTTCGACGGCGCGCATGGGCTGGCGCCAGATGGAAGTCATGCGCAAAGGCGGCAACATGCTGGACGTGGCCACCATCGCCAACAAGCAACGCAAGGTCGCCGAGAAGCTGGAAGACATGGCCATCAATGGCTTGGCATCGGTGAACGTGGGCGGCGATACCATCTACGGCCTGCGCACGCTGCCCCAACGCAACACGTTCTCGCACGGCTTCACCCTGGCCACCGCGACCGGCGCCCAAGTGATGGCCGCTTTCAAGTCTGCAATCGCTGCTGCCCTGAGTGATAACCAGTTTGGCCAGATCACGGTTTTCGTGAACCAGGGCGATTACACCGCCTTCGACACGACCGACTACGCCGCCAACTACCAGGGCACCATCCTGCAACGCCTGCGCGCCATCAACCAGATCGCAGATATCGTGCCCGCCTCGTCGGTGCCGGTGAATGAGATTTTGGGTGTTGCTGACCTGGCGACCGGCGAATGGGGCGGCATCCTGTCGGCTATGCCTTTGACCACGCGCCCGAAGACCCGCAGCGAACCGGAAGACGACTACGTTTTCAACGTGATCGCCGCCGCCGCCCCGCAGTTCCGAAGCGACTTCGCTGGTCAATCGGCGTTTGTTCACGGCTCGCTGTGATGAGGTACGAAGTCACCCACCTGAAGGCCCCATGGCCTGATGGCGTTGCAGTCGGTGACGTGGTGGAGCTTGACCCGGTGCCCGCATGGGCGCTGGGCAAGTGCAAGCCCGCTGCTGATCTGGTCGCCAATGTTTTGCCGGTCGAGCCTGAAAGCGCGCCCGAGGCTGCCGAAGCCCTGGAAGTACCCGAGGTGCCCGCCGCTGAAGAAAACGCCGCTGATCCCGATCCTGAGCCTGTGGCGGGTGCTTCTGCTGGTCGTGCTGCTTTGGAAGTCGAGGCCAAGGCTTTGGGCGTGTCGTTCAACGCCCGCACTTCTGACGCCACCCTGACCGAGCGCATCGCCGCAGCGAAGGCCTGACGTGATCACGAGCGCGCAGGCCGTCGAATACCTTGAGTCCGCTCTAGGCGTCAGCCTGCCTTCGTTTTTCGTTGACGCTGCTGTGGCCAAGGTCGCGACGGCTGAATCTGCGATGGTGTCCGCTGGCTACTCGGCACAGGATCAAATGCTGATTCAGTGTATGGCTGTGGCCATCATCGCATCGGCTGGTGCGCCGCGCCGCATCCAGTCTCAGGGCGCCCCATCTGGTGCAAGCCGGTCATTCAAAAACGTGGACGGCGATTTGTCCGCGCTGCGTCGGTCGCTGGCAAGCCTGGACACGGCCGGAACCGTTGCTGATTTGATCGGCCCCGATCCGCTCTCCCCATCATTGTTCATGGTTGTGTGAGTCTCCCCTTCGCTGCAAAGCGTTAGGCCCCGTCTGGTTCGCTGGATGGGGCCTTTTTCTTTGGCGCGCTCCCTAGCATGCGATGGCATCGACATACGGAGCGAGCGCGATGCCCACGATCAACCCAGGTTCACCCGCCAAAGTCCAACTTGGCAATCAAGACACTTTGACCGTTACCGGCGCTGCGCTGGTTGAGGTCATCGCAGGCGCTGCGTACAGCAGCGCGACGGTCAGTACATCGCAGACCTTCGGCCCTTACGGCCTCGCTGTGAAGCTGCGAATCACTGCCGCGTCAGGCGCCGTCACCACTTCCGAGGTCAGCGCCACCCCGCTCGCTGTGACGCCTGTTGTTGCCGATCAATCGGGCCAACTGCGCAGGCAGGACGACAACACCCCCCTCTCCACCTCTGGTGGTGTGGCTGCAACTACTGCTGGCCGAGTCAATGCTCAGCAGTACATGGCCAGCGGGCAACAATTTTTTGATCAGCCCAACTGGCGCGCAGCCGTCAAGGCCGCACTAGCAGCCAAGCTCGCGCCCGCGATCCATTTGATCATTGGTCACAGCCATGTGACAGGCCAGGGTACTGGTCTTGACACTGGCGGCCCCGGTTTGGTCGCAGCCAAGCGCCGCAACTACGCGAGCCGATTGGCGGTGCTGATGCAGCAGCGCCTCGGTGTTTCGTCTCGCGCCTCTGGATTCATCGGCAACGGCAACACCCCAGCCGCCACCGCAGCCACTTATGACGTGTACGACCCAGAAGCAGTGCTCAACACCTGGGCCATTGGTTCGTACGAAGGCATCGGCGGATCGCCATTTGTCAGCGGCACCACGGCCAACGCCGCAGGGTTCGCCTACACACCCAACGACGCATGGGACACGGCTGTAATCTTGGTCCCTGCGAACAACACGGCATCGGCTGTGCAGCCCTCTGTTGGTGGCGCGAACATCGGCGCTACATTTGACAACGCCGGGGCGGCTGGTGGGTCCACGAAACTCGTTGCCGTCAAGGCGACGAACATCCAGCGTCAGACGCTGACGCTGACGAACACGGCAGCCAACCAAGCCAAGATCAGCGGCGCGTATTTTTACCCGTCAGATGACCCTGGCATCATCACGTTGACCGCTGGGCAGTGCGGCGCCTCGGTTCAAAACTTCGTGGGCGGTAACGCAGTGTCCGCATCTGGTTATGCGAGCCGGATCGCTCCAAAACTCGTCACCATTGAGGTTGATACCAACGATATCAACGCTGGGCAAACTCCGTCCGCGCACGTTTTTTACCTGACCACACTCGTCAATGCCTATCTTGCAGCAGGCGCTGATGTGCAAGTTGTGTGCGGCTTTGTCTCGAGCAATGCCGCATGGACAAGCGGGAATGCTCAACTCGTCATAGACGCAATCATGGCGTTTTGCCAAACCAAGTCCGTCAACTGCTACGTGCTCTACAACTTTCTCGGCACCACGTTCGCGCAAGAGACAGCAAGCGGCTACATCTTTGATGCGAACCACCCCAGCAGCTTGGGGCATTCGGTCGTCGCCGAGGTTATTTACTCCGCATCCACCAAGTACCTGTGAGACCCACCATGCGCCACATCATCGCCCTCATCCTCGCCGCCCTGGCCCTGTGCGGAACGGCCCAAGCCACCAAGTTTGACTGCGCACCCACCTCTGTTGTAGGCACCGGCTTTCAATTCGGCGTGCGGGCCGGAGACTGGGAGAACGCATACAGCTACACCGATTTCCAATCGTCGGACAACACCACGGCGGGGCAGGGCCAATACTGGTACTGCCGAGTCGGTGCGCCTCCTGTCAAGCCCGCAGATTTTGTGCCCCCCGCTGGCTGGGTGGCTGCAACTGTCGGGGCTACTGGCATCGTCTCGCGTGGGTCGTCTTATTTGATCGTCGAGAGCTGGCACGCCACGCCCGCTCAAGCGGCCAAGATGCCCGTCAACATCGTGGCGCAGATTTGGAGCCACGGGGCCAAGACACTCGAAAGCCTGCTGCCCTACCAGTGCTACCAACTCGCACAGCTCGGGTGGTATCCGAGCGCCGCAGAAAAACGGCTGTGCGAGGGGCTGCTGCGTCAAGCGGTGGCGACGGCGCCGCAATGATCCCAAAGGGCAGCACGCGGCGCCAGATGCTTGAGGCATTGGCCGCTGCTGGTGGCTCATTGCCCAAGGTCTCGACTGGCAAGCCAGGCGACACGCGCAGGCTCAGCGAGATGGTTTCTGCTGGGCTTGTACGCAGGGTCTATCAACTCACCGAGGCGGGCCGCGAAGCTCTGGCCAATGCTGACAAGCCCGCTCCGCACTTGTGGCTGATCAAGCGGCGCAAACCAAAGCAGGACGTGCAGAGCACCACCAACATGATCGCCTCGCTCCCGTGGCCGCGTCACCCGCCCATCACAGACCCATCCGCCATCGCGCAGATTGAGCAAGAGGCCCGCGAGGCCAGATCGCTGTAAGGACGACCATGCCAATTGACATACCCCCCGAGGTCCGCGATGCGGTGCCCGGATCGGCAGGCGCTGCCCTGTCCTACTTCTTTACCGCAGGCGACCCCGGTCGGCGCGTCGTGATGGCAATAGGTGGCGCCGTGATGAGCTACTACGCGGCAAAACCTGCTGCGGCCTGGCTTGGGTCTGTTGACCTTGTGGGATTGGCTGGGTTCGTCTTCGGGCTGTTTGGCATGG